TATGAAGTTAGATGTAATTCGATTTCAATTCGGTGCAGATGCAACAAATTCCCTACTATTTATTGATGGAGAGTTTGAATGTTATGGACTCGAAGATGAATATAGAGATGTAAAGGTTATGCATGAGACCTGTATTCCCGAAGGTGAATACGAAATCAAGCTAAGAACAGAAGGTGGCTTTCATTCTAAGTATGTAGCAAAATATGGTGCCTTTCATAAAGGTATGCTTTGGTTACAAGATGTTCCTGGATTTACTTATATATTAATCCATACGGGAAATACCGACCAGCACACCAGTGGTTGTTACATTGTAGGTGAAACACAAACAGATTTAGATAAAGGCAAAGATGGATTTGTCGGTAACAGTGGAGTTGCATATAAAAAATTGTATCCTAAAGTTGCTGACGCTATTTTAGCTGGTGAAGAAGTCACTATAAAATATACCAACGTAAAAGATATGTTAAATATAGACGAATTATTATTACAAGTTTCTGACTTACGAGGACAAGTAAAAATTCTCGAAGCAGAAAAACAAGGCAGAAGAATACTGTAAGGAGTTGAATATGCCAGATTATATAAGAACATCAATGATTAGAGCGTTCAGAACAGGTGCACAAGCATTTGTTGCTGTTCTAGTTGCAAATCAAGCAGGAATGTTTGAAGCAGACGTGCTTTTAGCAGGTCTAGTAGCTGGTGCTGCAGCTTTAGTCAGCGTAGTTCAAAATGCGTTAGAAGACGCACCCTTTCCATTTATGTCAAAGATTCCGAAAGGTTAAGGTTCCCAACAGGGAAGTCGTAGAGATACGACAGGTGCATAGGCTCTGGGGGGTTTATACCCCCTAGAACCATTCTTAAAATTCGCTATCAAGGAAGTTTATTTGAGATATGACAATAATAGTTTCATTTTTTGCAATTACTGTGCAAAATCAATAAATACTAAAAAATCACCAATGGTGTGCGATAATAATACTTGTACACACTTCAACGAAGAAGTTGATAAGAATGGTGATTTAAAAAATGTATGAATATAACGTTAGAATTGACAGAGTTGTCGATGGGGATACTGTTGATTGCTGGATTGATTTGGGTTATAATCTTCAAATCCACAAGCGTATCAGGTTCGCTGGAGTCAATGCTCCAGAGACTCGTACACGAGATAAGGAAGAAAAAAAACGAGGATTTATAGCCAAAAACTGGTTAATAGATAAAATTGACCCTAAAGTAGTGGGCTCATCAAAAGAAATAATTTTAAAGTCGTATGAATATGGGAAGTATGGTCGTGTAATCGGTGAATTATTTATCGTAAGTGGAAGTCGCAAACAATCAATCAACAAAATGATGTTAGCAGAAGGTTTAGTTACCGAATACGATGGAGGTGCTCGCTAACAGGGAGCACAATTGTTAAACAAGTTAAATACATTTCTTAGACTATTAGTAGTAGGTTTATTAATATATCCTTTACCTATTGCTATGGGTTATCATGTTCCTACACAAGAACCTTATGGTACAAATGCTAGTGATGATGCTAACGCAGGAACTTTTACTATTGGTATATTAGGCTCTGATGGGTCTGAAAGTAGTCCACCAGAAAGTTATACAATATTCTTTAGTCAATCTAGTGGTGTAACTGAAACAAATAGTTTTTGTGTCACTACTTCTTTTGGACATTCCACAAACACTTGGCAGTATTACACATTTAGTCTTGATGATTTAAAGTATTATTTTAATGACCCAGCAGGAACAAATATTTATTATAGGGTTAGGTCTAACAACATAACTGATTACAGTTTTTCTACATTAAGAGCTCAAAATACTTGGAATTTATATGCAGGTACACCATTTGATTATAACCAAACAGATTGGTCAGCACCTACAGGAGATAATGCTTGTGATGACCCAAAGATACTTGATGGTATAGGAGACCCAAGTAACTTAACTACTTCAGCTAATTTACACGATGGAAGTATAACTATTGACTGGGATGCAGCACCAGACAGATATCAATATAGTGCAGAACGATACGCGATAGGTTTCGACAAAGCAAATCCACCTATGTATGGTGTAGCGACAGGTAATGTTGGCGATAGTAATGCTTTAAATACAGAATACACTTTTAGTAAGTCTTACTTAGAATCAGCTCTTAGTGCGACAGTTGGAGACACTATATACTTTAAAATAAGGTCAGACAACGATACAAACTCTAAATACTCTAATTGGACTTCTATAGCTAGTTATACGATACAAGATGTAGCTAGTGGTGTTACTAATTTATCTATTTCTAATACTGAGTATCAAGGTTTAGATTTTAGTTGGACACAACCCAATACAGGTTGGTCAGCAGTAGAGTCTTATAAAATTGAATATAAACTATCTAGCGAAGAAACATACACAAGTATTGATATTGCAGATGCTAGTGCTACTTCCTATACAATAGAAGACATAGCAGCAGGAACTTATGATTTTGTTGTTTATTCTTGCACGCAGAGTGGTAGTTATTGTCACGGAGGACAATCAGGTCCAGTAACTAATTATGAAGTAGTATCTACTACTGCTACAACAACTATTGTTTATACTTTAGGACCACCTATGAATACTGCTGCTACTAATGAATATAACTCTGGTGTAAAAGTAGATTGGGAAGCACCTAATACAGGAAATGCAACTGCTGATACTTATGAACTATATTACAGAACAAGTCCTACAGATGAAGTAGTTATTTACAATATAAGCAATACTGAATATACTATTCCTTATGCAAACATTCCTAATGGAACTTACACCTTTTCAATTAGAGCTTATGACTCTGTCAATAATGTTTATAGTGGTTACTCTACCGAGCCTACGCTAGCAGTATTTAATAAAAAAGCTAAAGATGACGCTGATGCTCAAGCTGAAGCAGACCGAATTTCAGCTGCTATACAGTGGGAAAAAGACCAAAATTTTAAAGAGACTGGTATTTACGAAACAGACGCTGAACGTAGAGAGCGTGAAGCTAAAGAAAAACAGCAAGCTGAGGAAGATGCTCGTAACGTAGAGCGTCAATCTAACAAAGATAAATGGGATTGTTACATGACCAACTCTCAAATAGAGCGTGGGGATTGTGAACCTTATAATACTTGGTTATATAATTCTACTACTACCACTACATCTACAACTACTACAACTACTACTACCACCACTACAACTACTACTACAACTTTGCCACCTACAACAACCACAACTACAACTATTCCTGATAAGATAGAAGAGATTAAAGATGAAGAAATTATTGAAGAGCCTATTGATGATAAGCCTATTGAGCCTATCAAAGAAGATTTCCCAGATGAAGAAGTTGAACCTGAACCGATTGAGACCGACCCACTTCCTAGTGAGGAGGGAGAACCAGAGGTACAACTCACAGATGAAGAAATAGAAGAACTTGTTACTGAGACTGAAGAAGCTGTTAAAGAAATTGTTGTTGTTGAAGTTGTTGAGGAAGTTTTAAAAGAAGACGCTACCGAAGAAGAGATTGAGACTGCACAACAAGAATTTGAAGCAGCTGTAGAAGAAGTTGTAAAAGAACTACCTACTGAAAAGAAAGTTGAAGTTGTAAAAGAAGTTGCTAAAGTATCTGTACAAAACTTAGCTACTGCTGATAATACCACTAAGGCAGTTGTCAAAGCTGTTGTTAAAGAAGTTACAAAACCTGAAACTGTATCTGAATTATCTGAAGAAGAAAAGATTGAAGTTGGTAAAGTTCTAGGTTTTAAAGATGAAGAAACTGCCGCTAAAGATGTTGAGATAATTGCAGAACAGGCCACTAAAGAAAAGAATGTAGCTACTGCTGTTGATGAATATGTAGATAGAGCTATAGAAAACAAAGATGTTGAAGATTATACATTAGCTGATGTTGTTACTGAGGTACAAGTAGAGGTGTTTCTTGAAAACCCAGTTGCTGCATTAATTGATGTTAATATAACAGAGATGGACTTGGGGTCACTAGGGGCTGACATGACAAGCGACCAGCGTCAAAAATCTAAAGAAGTAGTGGTTCCTGTAATCATTGCATCTCAGATTATTGCACAAGCTGGAGCATTAATGACTAGGAGATTTTAAGTGATTAAAAAATTAATTAAAACATTATATAAGGTATTAGGCATTCCTTTTGAATTAATAAAATATGTAATACAAATTAAGAATATCAAATTCATAGGTAAATGGATTATTGACGCAATCAAAGAATCCATTGCACAGATATTTACTATCTTAGGTTTCTTTATTGCATGGTTTACACTTACAGGTTCTGCACAGGACATAGTAGGTGTAGCTATTATTGTATCAATAGCAATTTGGCTTCTTACAATTAGATTAAGAGATTAGGAGGTGTTTATGGAGTGTTGTGGTAACGGTTGTTGCGGAGGTAGCTAATGAATAAGAAACTATCAAGTTGGCAAAAATTAAAAACTATTTTTTGGCGTATGGTTGCGACTTTTGCAGCTAATGGATTAGCAGTTGTAGGTGCTGGTAGCATCATTGGTATAGAAATACTCGATGCCATAATCTTGGCTGGTACACTAGGTGTAGTTAAGGTTGCAGAAGACCTAGCAAGAGCTTTTCTTGATGACGGTGTTTTAACACTTGATGAAATTAATCAAGCCTTTTCAAAGATAGATAGGACAAAAAAGTAAATGTGTTTTATAAATAAAAAAAATGATGATTCCTACGTACAGATTTGTAACTCTAAGTACGGTAGTGAATACTGTGAGGTAAAAAACTAATGACTAATCACCCTAACAGTAGTAATGGCAATGGTTTCACACAGAAAGAAATGTTAATAATGATTTTAGATGGTCAAGAAAAAATAAACAAAAGAATAGATAGTCTTCACGAAAAAGTAAATTCAAAGATTTCAAGAGCAGAATTAAGTGGATGGGTAGTAGCAGTAGCTTCATTAGCTGTTGTAGTCCAAGCATTAATGTAATGTTAGATAAAATAAAAGATAATCTAGGTTTAATAGCAACAGCTATAGCTCTTATGGGTTCTGTTGGTGCAGGTTTATCTACTGCTGGAGATATAGTCAATACACTACAAAACATTGATGACAGAATGAATCAAGTTGAAGTAGATTTTGAAATGCTTAAAGAAAGCACATTTGTACAGGGCGATATTGCTGTTCTGTTTGAGAAAGTGCAGAAATTAGAAATAGCTAATGATACTAACCAATATGTT